AAGAACCAGTTCGCGTGGTCCGCTCCGGCTAAGCCTGACTGGTACGGCGGCCCGCCACTGGACAGAGCGGAGCTGAGAGCGATAACGCCGCCGGGTTTCGCCCGAGCGTTTTACATGGCCAATAAATAGACTTGCAAGCGCCTGTGGCGGGCGCGCGATGGCGGGGTAGTATAAATCCCCTTGGGGAATAGGATAAAGCGTTAGGAGCGTGAATAATGAACATATCAGAACAAGCAATAGCCGTCATCGACAGCATAGCCGCGAAGCTTGGCGTGGCGGCCGAGTATGTGTACCCGCTGATGATAAAGCAGGCTTACGTGGATGGGGCAATCAGTATAGCCCAAGTAATTGTCTCTCTTTTTATCATAACCGTTTTCGTTCTCGCGATTAAATATTACCTCATGCCGCTAAATGATGATGGCGATACAAGATTTGAGCTGCAAAGCGATATCGATCTTCTGTTTGTAATCTTGATTTTGCTGGGATTCGCGAGCTTTTTCTCTCTGTTTTTTTTATGCTTTGGTTTTAGCGACGCGATAAAAGCGCTCGTGAACCCCGAGTGGTACGCGATAAATAAACTACTTAAACTCGTTAAATAAAACCGCGCGTTTAAACGCGTAGAAGGAGAGGAAGAGTGAGGCCAAATGTCAACGGGGACGATGATGGAATCGCGCGTTGTCGATGTCAGTAAAGTCATAGAGGGTTCCCGCGCGCTGCGGGAGATGATTAAGTCAGACAGAATCAAAAGCTTCGCCGACGAAACCGAAAAGCTCGCGAGAAACTATGTGGATGTTGTCACCGAGCTATGCGACACATGCGGACGACTGGGTGCTATGTATAAAATTGAGCCTATGTGCGCGGGTTGCGAGTGGAGCGGGATTGGGGCGGCGACATGAGTGATAACGCGATTAAGTACAGAAAGAAGCCCGTCGTAATAGAGGCGGTGCAGTTTCTTGGGTTCAGCGATGATACAGGACAAGTGATGTTTAGCGAGCGTCCTGATTGGCTTACGCGCGCGTTTGGGAAGACGATACTTTTTTTTGGCTTGCGCGACACGCTGGCGATAGTTACGCTTGATGGCGACCGCATCGCTTCCACAGGTGACTATATTATCCAAGGCGTTAAGGGTGAATTATACCCATGTAAGCCAGATATTTTTGATTTAACCTATGAGCCTGTTGATAGCCCAAATGAAAATGAGCGTTTACAGGCTGAGATTGAAACCCTAAAAGCCAGAGTAGCCGAGAAGGACGCCATCAAACAGCTCCTTATACAACGCGCCGACGAGCTTGTTTCCGAGCGAGACGCCGCTCACGCGAAAGTTGCTGAGCTAACAGAAGAATGTCGTAGATAGCAGGCGCGGATTGATGAATATTTCGCTATGGGTAAATTATGGGAGCAAGAATTTGAGCGATTGATTGACTGCATCAAAAAAGCGAATACCCCTTGTGAATACTGTACTACATTTCCATCAAAGGGATGTGATGATTGCGCCGCGTATCGGAACGCAAGTAATAACGCGACAGGATATCCAGGCTTTTCGTACGAGTCGGCGCGATCTCAAGAGGAATCGGAGACGACGAAATAAAATGACAGCGCATAGCGTGGAGCAATGGAAGCTGGATGGGTTCTGCGGCTGTTGTCGCAGAAGAGCTTACTGCTCGAAAAATGCTCCGCGAACAAAAAAGCGATTAAAGAAAATGCGATCAGACGTTTTCTGGAGGCCACATATGGACGAAAAAATGACAGTCGATATCTCGATGGTAAAAGCGCGATACATACACGCTATAACTGACGCGCCGGATCATGAGGATATAGAAAAATCTTTCGCCGATATCCCCGCGCTCATCAGCGCGCTTGAGGCTATGACGGCGGAGCGGGACGAGTGGAAATCAAAGCTTGAGTATAGAGAAGCGCATACCATCCCTATTATGGAAGCTGTTACCGCCGGACATCGCGCGGATATAACGCGACTCACACTCACGCTCAAAACCGAAAAAGCCAAGGTCGCTGTGTTGGAATCGGAACTGTTAGCAGTGACACAAGCCGCCAAAGACGAACGTGATATGTGGAAAACTAAGTTTGAAAAGGTTAAAAATGACTTGCTTACATTGCATGGCACAACGGCTGGGTCTTTGCTTGAACAAATTCGATTTACAGAGAAAGAGCTGGACGAATGGATAGAGAAAGCCCGTCAAGCCGAACTTTATAAAGAGCAGTTATCAGCGGCGGTAATCGATCTAATGAAACACCGCAAAAATAAATGCGACTGCTGTTATTATTGTGGAAAAACACAGAGGTTTCCATGCTCTGACTGTCAGTCGCCGATCAGTAATTTTGGCGATGGCTGGAAATGGCGCGGCGCGCAGCCGCAAGGCGATGTTAGCGACACGAATGTCGGGAACACGGAATCAAAACAAGGCAGTAGCAATGCTGTTTGGATAGAAGCAGAGGATCACTTACCTAATGACATTGGAAGCAAAAACCTCATAATAATTGATAACGAGGATAATGATGTTTTAGTCGCTACATATGAAGGTGAAGGTCATTGGGATGACGAAGAGGCGTATAGACAAGAAGGTGAGATTACTCATTGGATGCCTTTGCCTGAATTGCCAACAAAACAAGGCAACATGAAATGTGGATTTAATGATGGAGGCGCTGAGTGAGTGAGTTGTTAAACTGTCCGTTATGTTCTGGCGCTGCCCAGAAAGTCGAAGGATGCCTGGATTTATTGGATTTACTAAGATGTCCGATGAAAAACCAACGCTCAAGACTTCTCCGCGCTGGTGTCCGATACGACAAGACGGTGAGGCGGAGGAAGGGAAGTCTAATGGCGCCGGTATATAAGCATAAAACCCGTGAGTCGGCAGATAACGAGGCTGCTCGTCTCGCGAGAAATAATCCTGGCCAGTCGTTTTATACGCTTATGCCTATACGTGAAACGTCGAAACGGGAATTAGCTATAACTGAGTTTACTGATGAACCTATATTTTAGAGGGTGATGACAAGGAGAGTCGCGGTGATTCAACACATTTGCATTGATTATCTTGAGGCCACGAAAAAAGCGCTTAGAATCTATACCCAAATGGCTGAGATAATAGAGACGCAATCCGAGCGCGCTCAGGAAATAGAAACAAAAATGACCCGCCCAACCGCGACGGCGACAACGCCGGTACGGTCAGGCGGGTCTACAGCTGAGGACAGCTGGGCAAGGAGCGTGGACCAGATTGAGGCCTTGGAAGCGAAGGTGGAGCAGGCCCAAGAGTTCATGCTGTGGTTCTCTCCGGCTTGGAGCAGGCTCACCGAGGATGAGCGCGTTGTTTTGGAAGAACGCTACGTAATTAAGCGCGTGGCGGGTCGATGGGAAACAAGCGCAATCAATCGCCTGCACCGCTCGCGCTCGCCGCTGTACAAATTAAGCGACACCGCGTTGAAAAGACTCGCGTCCTTCCTTGTATGGCCGGGCGCGCCTCTACTTTAGCGATTGAATAAACTGATTCGCTCGCTCGGCTGAGTAACCCAGCGCTATGATAGCCTCCCGCTGCTTGCGCTCCTTGGAATAATTAATCGTCCTGCCGGTGGCGGTTTTGTCAGCCTCAATACCCATGACAGCGTTCATCATCCGGAGGTAGTCCCGTTCGCTGATTCCATACCGGGTATTAGCCAATTTCACTCTCGCCCTTTGATTCTCCGTCAACTCATCGACGGAGAATTTGTATTTCTCGGCGATGTCATACATCTTCTGGGCCCGCTCCTGGGATATCTTAAGCCCAGCCGCGATAGCTTTGACTTTCGCCTCATCCGTGCCCGCGTCCTTCGCCGCCGCCCGCGTCGCCACTTGTTGCTCTACGCTCACGCCGCTTCTCGCGACATTCTCAGCCTTGGCGATCCAGCCCTTTGGCTCCACGCCCAGCACCTTCTGCTTAGCGATAGCGTTGGCGTAGTCATTGACGTACTTTATCGCGGACACCTTGTCGGCGTCGGGCAGGCTCTTATAAAACGCCGTGTTGAATAACTTATCGTTAAGCGTCTTTTTTGTTTGCCCGAGATTCCTTGAATAGTCCTGAAACTGCTGTTGGTTAAAACGAGTCTGCTTTCCATCAACCGTCACGAACGCCGGGGCGTAATTCGGTATCACCGACTTCTCACCGGTAACGTCAAACAGCCTGCGTATTTCTTGGTTGGTTCTGTCGCTTGAGTATTGCCTCGCGAAACCAGGGCTCAGGAAATTCTCTACCGCCCTGACTGGCAACGGGTTTGTGTTTTGGTTTACCTCGCCCCACTGGTTTATCGAGGGCATTAGGCTTGTCCGCAGCGGCGTCTTTTCTATCAATCGGTTCATTGTTCGTTGCGTTCCAGCTGTAAGCCAGTTATTTTCCGGATTCGCCCAAGACGTGTTGCGCTCAATAGGGTCAAATGTACGGGACGCCTGTCCAATCATAGTAGGAATAAACTGGCTCGCGTAACCACCGATCACGTCAGGGGCCGCGTTAGAAATAAAATTACTGGGGCCGTAGGCCGCCGATTTAATCAGGTTATCCACGCCCTGCATGAAGCTCTGCTCAACAATAGGGTCAACAAGCCTGGTCAAGCTATCGACTCCCGACGCGAAATTGAGCCCACGCCTTTTCATGATTTCATAAAGCTCAATCCCGCCTATCACCGGCATTACGCTTGGCACAGCCCAGTTAACCGTGTACGAATGGCCACCGACGTTGAGAGCGTAAGGCTGTTTGCCTTCCAACTTCCAAAAGCGAGACTCTTTGACATTGTCCGGGCGCCCTGGCGTAATGACGCCATTCTTAGCGAGCGCGTAGCCTAAGCCCATTGCCATAGTGCCAGTAAGTCCTTGCGATATGCTTTGAATATATTCAGTCCCAGTCATTTTGCCCTGGGTGAGTTTCACAGAGTCAACAGCGACGCCGAGAGGGCTGTACTCAACCCCGCGCTTGACAATATTAATCGGCGTACGCTTAAATGGCATTATCGCGTCCATCGCCATTTTGAGGGCCGCGTTGCTTTCCCCTATGTTCCGCAAGTCTCGCGCGAGTTGGCTGTCATCGTTAAAAGTCGCTTTCATGGTCTCAGACTTGGCGTACTTATGGAGACCCTGTAGCTGCTCAGCCCCCGCCTCGCTTTTCAGGAAATCAGCGGTTAACCCTCGTGCGCTCATTGCCTGGGCGAACATATCCTTATAGTTTTGTCCCTTCGCGAGAGTGTCAGAGGCTTCTAAGGCTTTGTCGTTAAATTTTCTGAAATCCTCAAGAGCCTGTAACACGGGGTCATCGCCAGCGGTGTTTAGGATATTGCGCATCGCCTTGATGTCCGCCATATCGGAGTCAAAGTATTTGCCGCCGGTCATCTCGTCTTTAACAAGGTCCCATTGCTCGCGAGCGAACGCGACAGCTTCCGGGGTCTTCGTAATGGACTTCGTGCGCTCTGATTGGTCGAGCCAGTTAAAAGTCTCGGCGATTTCTTCCATCGCCGCGCCTATGAAGTCTCTTGTTTTCCGCATAGCGAACATTGTTTCATTGCCAATGAAGTTACGGATATGCGTCTTAGGGTTACCCAGCATAGCCATGTTGCGCCAAGCGTCTATCCGCTCAATATTAGAGACAGGCATTTGATTAGCGATGTTCTGCCGGAGAGCGTCCACAGCCGCCTCGGTCTCCACCGGCGTGGTAGAGCTAAGCAAATCGCCCACCAACTCAGGGTCAAGCTCTATGTCATGGAAGTTTCGCCTGTTCGCGAACTCCTTGTTAAGCCTCTGCGTCTGCTTCGCGATATAGTAAAGCTGGCTATCCGGCGTAAGTTGCTTGAGCATCCGCTGCGCCTGTAGGTTTTGCCCCGACTTGCTGCCGATGTCCGCTAAGTCAATCGCGATATTTAGCGCCGTCGCGGCTGCTGTCGTGTCTGTGGCGCCCGCCTGAGCGGCGGCGTTATATAGCGTTTGGCCATAGGCTATGTCGTTTTTATTCGCCTTGCCTGAGCGAACTATATCCCGCCAGTCAGCGAGCAGCGCGTCCCATGGCTTTACGTTACCGTTGATGTCAAGCGTCTTATTATTAGCGTACGCTTTAGCCGCGGCGTCAGTTATTACCTCATAGCTAAACTCGCCATCCTTTATGGCTTGTTGAAAACTCTCAATCAAGCTATCAGGAGTAACCCCGGCTTCCATGAGGGTGCGCGCTGAGTATGACACAGGTTGGTCGTCCGTGATTTTACTCGGAACCTGAATATCCCTCGCCCTCGGCTCCTCGCCTTGTGGGATAGCGTCATATTTACTCACGCTGTCATCGTACGAGTCATTGCTAAGCCACGCGTCAAGCTGCCTTTCGCCCCTGCGGAGCATGGCGTCGGCCTCCGCTTGTGTCATAGCGCTTGGATCCGGCGATTTTCCTGTCAGTAACCGCTCGCTTGGCTCGTTGACGATACCCTCAGGCTGTGGTATAATTTGTTTAGAAGCAACCGATTCCTCGGCTTGAGCCGTTACTGGCGATAAGGCCGCCTGCATGAGTCGGTTGCGTTCTATTTCACCGGAGCGAATATTGCGCCCATCTGTTCCGATTATCTCATGCACATAGAATCTTCCATCGGCCTTTTTATTTACAATCGCGCCTACATAGTATTCATTATCACCAACGAGTACGGGAGCGGCGAAAGTGTATGTGTCATATCCCCTGTTCTCCCAATTCTCTTGATGATTAACTTGTAATCCATGCTTTATTACATCAGGCACAGAAGCGAACGCCGCGATTTTGGGGCCACTAAAACCATGATGCATTGAATCTCTTACGCTCTTTTCATCGAGGATTACATCACCGAAGCCCGCGCGATGTACCTTTCCTCCAATGGTCTCATAAAACGCGCCAACCTGCTCTGTAACTTTACCATCACCCTCTGGGAATTCCTGCCCAGTAAGCTGAGCGACAGGGGCGATGCCACCGATTGTTTCAAGCTTGTCTCTCATTTCATTTTTTAACGTAGTATACTTTACGTCTGTCACTTCTCGCGCGGTAGCGTCAACCACTTGCTCTGGCGCAGGCGCTTCAGACGCTTGCAAGCCCTCAGGAGCCGTCTCCGGCTCAGGGGCAATATTCTTCATCATCCGCTTAATCTCAGCTTGTATAGCGGCTTCTCGCTCAGCTGTGTTTCGCTCCATTTTACCGATGATGGACGTGCCAAGCCCCATCACTCCGCTTGATATAGCGTCATTAAACGCCCTTTGGCCAGCGCCTTGCCACGAGATGTTAGCGTTCGGGTCGTCAAAGGCCCTGTCCAACCCATAGTCAGACAAAAGCGAAGCTTGCCCTTGAAGCACCCCAGCGCCTGTCTGGATTAGAGTGTTTGACAGTACCCCCCCATCACCGCCAAGATTGCCAAAGAGCTTGCGAGTCGGTAGATAACTAAGCGCTCCTTCTTTGCCGCCCTGTAAAAGGCCACGGACAAGCGCTTCATCAGCGTCTACGCCTCGCGCCGACAGCTCGTTACCTTTAGCGCCCATCGCCTTGATTCCTGTCAGGGCGGCTGAGGCCGCCGCTTTTCCCGCGGCGGTAGCGCCGAGACTCCCGCCTATCGCCATAGATGGCAAAGATTCCTGGAGTGAGTAAGCGATCCCAGCGAGTTGCCTTGGGTTGAACTGAGAGCCAATCCCGGACTTGGCGAAAGGGGTTTTATCATAATCGGATAGCGTGTTTTCCCGAATTTCATCGGCTTTGGCGAACGCCTTAGACGACCTTGAGTCAGGCTGGATCGGCTGCCCCGCTCGCATGGCGCTTATCGCGTCCGGAACGAAACTCACCGCGCCCTTGAGCTGGTTATACGAGGACTCAAAAGGCGCGAGGTCTTTTGAGAACGTCATCTTGTCATTTAACGTCTCAAGAGCCGCGTCTTGTTTTGGGGAAAATGGTGAAAGATACTTTCCAACAATCGGCGTTTTGCCGAGTTTACTTAACCACCCCAAAGCGAGTAGCGCCGCCATTTGCGTGTTTTTCACCGACTGAGGCTTCTCAGTCGCGGTAGGCGCGGCGGGTCGCTTTGTCACGCTTTCCGCGTAATCAGCAGCCTCGCGCGCCTTTCGCTCTTCGACAATCTTTCTCTGCTGCTGTATATAGTCAAGACTTACCATCTATCTCATCCTCTGCTTATACCCATGCGGTATAAAATATCGTTGATTTGGTCGTCCGTGTATCCAGCGTAGATAAGATTTTGAACTGTTTGATCCAAGGATGATTGCCCCGCGACGTTTGTAGAGAACCTTGGGCCACCACTTCCAGCGGATACCGTTGGCGCGCCTGACATTAAGGTATTACCACCTAAACCATATTTCTCGCGAAAAGCGTCCTCAAGATATTGGAACTCAGCCTTGAGCGCTGGAGTGATTATGCTGCCATTAGTAAACTCAAGCTCACTCATCGCCGCATTATAAGCTTGTGAGTATGTCATTCCCGCGATCCTTCCATCGCTCGCGCTTCCACCGGATCCGCTTGAATACCTCGCCGCCAGCGCTTGAGCTTCCATCGCGTCGGCGCGCGCTTTTTCAATCTTCATCTGCTCAATAGCCGCGTCACTGAAGCCGACGGCCTTGTATCCGTCATAAAAACCATACTGAGCCTGAATCTTCGCGTTTTGGAGCAGACGCTCAGTCTCATCCTGGCTCTTGCCATACTCGAACGCCTGTTGCCTGAATTGGTTGTCCCACTGTTGCTGCTGCTGAGCGAGCTGGCTTTGCTTCTCAGTCTGCGTCATCTGCCACTGCCGATACGCGTCATTCGCCGCGTCGCGTTCCTGCTGGTACATCATGTTCGCGATTTGAGAGGCCCAATCGGACGTAACCTTGTTTATGTCCTGCTCGCCAAGCACCGCCGCGTTCGTCCGCATATTCTCAAGCGCCCGTTGAGCGTCCATCGTCTGCTGAGAGACGCCCTGCAGCTGATTGCGCATCGCCGCGTCCTGCTTGAGCGCCACGCTGTCGGCGTAACCACTCGGCGCGTCAGCGTAAGGGTTGCCACCCAGGCCCATAGCCGCCTGATACTCGGCGTTTTGCACAGCCTTGAGCCGAGAATCCTGGTATATCTGCCCCCTGAGCGCCGCGTCCTGATTATTCAAGCCCGCGAGCTGCTGGTCGATGAGCTGGAGGTTATAGTCACGCGCGCGGGCCGCCGCCGCCTCAGCCGCCGCCTGAGCCGCCCTGAGCTGGTCAAGCACTGAGTTGCTGCCCGTGTTGTACGGAGTCAAGTCATAACTACCCGGCGCGCCCGCGTATCCCGCGTCGCCATACTTCATCTTGTCAAGCTCAGACTGATCCCAAACCTGCCCGCTAGATCCGGGGGAAGCCACGCCAGCGGACATGTTGTACGCCGTTCCGTTTAGGATGTACCACATGTTGCCCTGGGCGTCTCTCTCGTAACGCCCAGTATCCGGAACCTTATCGTATATGATTTGATTGCCCTGGTTATTTGTCAGGCCGGTATACGCGTCAACAGAGCCTGGACCCCCAAGCACGGGAACATACACGCTTCCCGCCGGGGCGCTCTGGCTCGCCGACATGCCGGAGCTTGCCGATGGCTTAGGCGCGCTCTGGGCCGGAGCGGGCGGGTTGGCCGCCGCGTAAGCGTTAAGCTCGTTAAGTTGATTCTGAGCCCAAGCGGCGTTACCACCACCTTGCGCCACAAGGCTATTAAGATAATTTTTCTCGTTTTGCACATTAGTGCCAGGTCCGTAAGCCATTATTTCCACCTCACTGTAACTTGTTTTCCGTCCCAATCGACGGGATGGCCAAGCGCCACGCATATGGCTCGTAATGGCGCGTATACCGTTCCCTTTATGTTTCGCCCCTTCGCGAGCCCCAAGTCGCCTCCGCAGGGACACTTGACTATTATCGGCACGTTGTCATCCGGCGTTGACGCCGCCGGTCTGTCCGGAGCGAGCCAGCCGGGGAAGCCGCTAACGATGACATTCAATCCGGAGCGGGAATCCCACCGGCTACGAGAAGGCCGCGTGTCCACGTGCGCGTGCGACGGGTACAACCCTACGCCATACCTATTTGGGCGTAACCACTCCACATACTGACAAATCGCGAGCGGCGTGACACCCTTAGCGACGATGTCAGCCGCGTCGCCAAGAACGTGCCTTGAGCCAGCCGCGCCACCAACGGCGGCGTTATGCTTTACGGTGCGATACGCGCTCCTTATGGTAACGGGAGTCTTAAACTCATCGCGTATCTGCTGCAAAAGCGTTACCAACTCAGTCGAGATCTTGATTACATCGCTGCCGTCCGCGCAAGCGAACTCCCCAACCTTGAAGTTTTCCGTAAGCTTCGCGCTACCATCCAGCCGGAGGCTATACTCATGTATCACGCTCGGCCTCCTTCATGAGCCTTTTCGCCTCTTTTATCCAAACGTAAAAATCCCGCATCTCGTCAAATGAGCCGTTGGCCGTCCACGCCACGAGCGCGGCGTTCAGCAGGATCTGGCATACAGCCTCGAAATCGAGCCCGTGGGTAAAAAAGGTCGCCATGATAAGGATGACCACAGCGATAAGATAACTCAAAAACCGCGTAGGCACGCGCTTGAAAGGCGTCTTGAGCATCTGCGTCACGAGCATCACGGCGGCCGTGCATCCGGTGAGGCTTATAAGGTTTTCCCACTCAAAAAAAGCGTTGACAATGGTATCCATGCTTTTCACTCCAATCAAAAAACCGCCCGGAGGCGGCTTAATAGTCGCGTAACTTAGTCGCTTATATCGACTTCATCCCACGCCGCCGCGTAAGCCGCGGGCGTCCATACGGTGCCGTCGTTCTTAGCGCGGTAGAACTTGCCATCCGCTGGCCAATAGCCTATCTCGCCGGCCGAGAAAGCGAGCGGCGCGGTAATCGTCTCCGGGATAATCCGGTACCCCATATAGTACGCGATATCCTCCCAAAGCGTCGGCGCGTTCGCGGGCGAGTTTTCTTCCCTGTCCCACAAATCGACAGCCGCGCGTTTCAAGCCATTTTCCCATTTGATTCTTGTTCCAGCTTTGATAAGGGCGCCGTCATATTTCATCGAGCCAAACAGGTCAACGCACCGCGACGCTACGCTATCAGTGACGGAAGCGGCGGCGATGGCAATTTGCTTCTTAAATTTCTCAACCGCGGCGAAAAATTTAACTTTGTCAGTCAACATTGAATCTCACCCCCAGACTAACCAGGGCCTCGACAAGCTCGTCATACGTCGGGCGCTCGCTTAGGATTATCTGCTCGCCGTCCTGGTTGCGCGTCCACAAGCCATCTGGCCGCCTATAGTCGCCTATCGCCAAGCCAAACGGCGCGGCGTCAACCAGCTCAGCCTCAAGCTCTTTCTCGATTTCGGCCTTCTCGGACTCGTCGGCGACTACCGTGTTTGTCACGAAGTCGTCAATTACTACCGCGTAAATCATGTTCTCACCTCATCACAAAGGTATTCGGACATACAGCGCGCCCTGATAGCCATTGCCTACGTCAGTGTTTGGGTTGCTGTTGTAATAACTATAGCCGCCACCACCTGAGCCATAAAAAGTAGCGTGCCCGCCACCTCCAGCGCCACCGCCGGTATCCCCACCAGCTCCGTTAGAGCCAGCGTAGCTTGGCGCGCCAGCCTGTCCCCCGCTCGCTCCATTCGCGCCGTTCGAGCCGCCTTTCCCGCCATGATAACCAGGCGGGTTTTGATATTCCCAGTTTGAGGATCCGCCGCCGCCGCCAGCGCACGGTACAGAGGTAAAATAGTCAGACGCGCCAAACGGTATTTTCGCCACGCCATCGCCACTGCCAGCGCCTGAGCCTCCAACTCCACCGCCGCCCGTGCCGCCATTAGAGCTTTGGCCAACAGCGGTCACCGCGAGTCCATTGAAGCTACTCGCCCCGCCAGCGCTACCGATTATCGCCATGTAGTTTGTGTTAGCCGCTAAGCTCATCGCGTTACTTTGGGAGCTACGCGCGCCAGCGCCGCCAGTTTGATTGTATCCCTTACTTCCACCGCCGCACAGCCACGCGTCAACAGCCACCGCCAGCGGTATATTGACGTTCCCTGACGTCGTGATCGTCAGCAGCCGGTACCGCTTCCCGCCCATCGTGACGATCTGGTCAATCGTGTTGTACGGATACAAGATGGGCATAGTCTCAGCGCTCATCGCGTTAAGAACAGCCATCCTTCTTGATATACGACCGGGCATTTCATCACCGCCTAACCTAAGTCGCCTTGGAGTAGCCACTCGTTAGCGCCAACCTTTTTTATCGCCGCGGTCTTGAAACGCGTCCTAATAGTTCTCGCGGCGTCCGCGCAATCAATGGTCACGCCAGACGCCGCGGCTATCGTTACCGTTGTGGTGTCCCCTCGACAAATCTCTATTTCAGTATCAATGGGAATGTTTGTGGTCGCGTCAGCGGGTATCGTGATTGTCACGTTGTTTTGCTTACACCAAAGGAAACATCCAGCGTGCGATAAACTAAGCGTTGTGTTAGCGTTTATCATCACCACGGGTGAGCCAGTCGCGATCGGCACAAGTGTCGGCGTAAACGCCGCCCCCGCCACTGTCGCGACACTACCAGTATCGAAGCGATGTACCGAGTGTGGGGTTAGATAACCGAGAACAATTCCTCTCGCGCCCAAACTGGCGTGAGTGTTTCTATACGCGAAATTACCCGCGCCATCCAAATAACAATTGTTTCCAAATAGCGCCCTGCCAGAACCATTGCTTGACATAGTGGTATAGTAATAGGCAGTTATTTCACCGTTACTGGAAGCGCTCACATGTAGCGGCCCAGCCATTGATTGAGCGCCAGTTTTCTTCACTACATCCGCGTCAGCGGCAGCGCCAAGATTCGCCCGCGCTCCAGCCGCGGTGGTAGCGCCTGTGCCACCATATTTTTCTGGCACAACGCCAGCGTGTATCCTTTGGAACGCGTCCCAAACTCCGTTATAACTCGCTCTTACGTACATAGAGCCCAAAACCGCATCGCTCGTTCTATATGGTATCGCGAGTTGTCGGATATTGTCCGCGGCGTACGCAAACACCATTACGTGGTAGTAAGCGTTTACTCCATTCCCATCAGGATTCAACGCGCCATGCATGAGTCTTGGATGCACGCCCTCTATGGTTATATCATTCCACGATACAGTAGTAGCCTCTGTAGCTCCAACGCCTTTCCAACGAGCGACCTCAAGATTAGCTCTCGCGCCAGCGGCTGTAGTGGCGTTTGTCCCGCCGTTCGCGACAGGCAGAGCGCCAGTGGTGTTACCAAGCCCCAGCGCGTTCCTCGCGGATTCCACTGTCGCTTGCCCTGTGCCGCCCTTACCCACGGCCAGCACTTCAAACGCGGGCTCAGCGCCAGCCTGGGACGCCGTAACCTCATGCGGGTTCGCCTTGCTTCCCAAATGGCCTTTCACGTCCGGCGCTTTCAATCCGGATCCGGCCAGCCCGCCACCCTCGATAAACTCTGATATTTCCCCCTTCGCTGATGGCACCTTATCTATTTTGTCCGGATCCGGGCCTCCCTGCCCGTCCGAGGTATTCTCGCTGTAAGCTACAGGAGGATTAACTATCGGCATATATTATCCCGCCTTTCCGTAATTCGCCACGATGACCGGCAACGCGATTGTCGGCGGCTCGGACACAATAAAGTCAACATACCCCGCCACCTGATTATCCATCCGCGTCATCGCCTCAGCCGTCGCTTTCATCTGCTCCTCGGACACCGGCGCCGGATTACCCCAGGTTATGACATCGCTCGCGGCCATGCCGGGCAGCTCAACGGTTTGCTTGTAAGCGTCCCCGGAAGCGACCCACGCCGCCGGTTGAAGAGTTACGGCGTATACCCTCGGCAAAGGCGCTTTGTTCGCCTCGACGTCATCAAGGCGGCCCGCCGCCTCAGTCGCCGCCGCGCCAAGGCTTGTCAGCTCCCCGGTAACTCGGGTATCCAGCGCCGCCACGACCGTTTTATCCTCTTTGCTTTGTATCGCCAAATTGAGAGCGTTGAACGATGACCCCAGCCCGCTAACCATCCCTTCCAGTACCGTCAAGTCAGATATGGTTTTAGCCAAGGACTTTGAAAGGGCGCTCAGCTCAGCGTCAATACGGATTTTAAGCGCGTCAACGACTGTCTTGTCCTCTTTCCCTGATACAACCTGGGTGAGACTGCCCAAGCTCGTTCCCAGAGATTTAGCGTAAGCGTCTAACGCGGCAATCGCGTTCTTATTCGCCTCCACGAGCCCCGCGAGGCTGGTAGCGTTTTCCTTGACGCCTTTTATCAGGGCATCGACATAAACAAGCGCCTCAGCGACATTCTTCACCGTCACCGCGCCGGGGAACGTCGCGCCCACTTGCGCGGCTCCGGTAGAGGCCACGAGCTCGTCAATGATCTCGTTAATCCTCTGCATCGCCTCTTTAACCCGGAGCGCGTACCCGAACGTCTCCTTGAGCTGCTGAGCGGATATGCCCGCCTCGGATGGCCGGTCGGGCAGATGCGTCAGCGCCGGAGCCTGTATCTCCGAATTGCCAAACTTTTTATCAAGCAGCGACATGTTAAAAACCTCGTTTCAGATAGTTGCCGTGGACATACCTTTTAATCAGCCCATATATCCCGAAGCCCTCGTTCACTTCGCCATTAAGCAGGACAAAGTAAAGCGTGGAGTATTTTTTTATCTTAGTGTCAAACGGGATAATCGCCGGGGACGACGACGTCCGGAACGTGAACCGGGTGAAGTCGATATCGTTGAAGTCAAAGATATCCACCGTGAAATTGGACAATATATCTCTACGTTGCGGGTTACCGTTGATGTCGGCCATGGCGTACACTGTCACGCTTGAGCGGTCATAAGGTTTAAGCATCGCGCCCGTGCCCCGCTTTGGCATGGTTTTTCGGGTCATGAAATCCCCGTCATCGTCAGCCTTGGTCATCCAGGACGCCACTATCGCCTCGCCGTCATCGCTGTAGCGATTAACGCCCTCGCTGTCCGTGTTAAACTTGCAAAACCTGCCATCGGGAGCGCCGAAATACAACTCATTGTCGTCCACGCGCCATACCCTCGCCGGGACGTTCGTCCAGTGGTACCACTCATAGACGAAAGAGTCATTATTAATCGCGCCGCTACCCCCAGACTTCTGCCTGGAGTCCGCGATAAACACCTCGCCATCGCCCACCGAGAGAAGGTAGTAGCCATCCCAAACGCATGAAACGGCGTTGGACAGATCCATCTTCGCGAGCCTCGCGTTCACGTAGAACGACCGGTTCTGCACAGTCCTCTGGGCGCTCGCCCCGTAAGCGAGCGTCAGAGCGCAAACGCCCTCCAGCGAGACAAACAGCGGATCATCCCGGAGATAGTCAAACGCGTATTTACTCACCGCGCCAACGCCCGCCACGCCCTGCTTGATAGGGAACACAGCCTGCCCGCCAATAATCTCAGCGGTTCGCGAGTATATGGACGCCTCCTGGCTCGCGTTATCCCGCTTGATGATGACCTGGTTATCGAACTGCCTGATGTAGCCCATGATTTCCGACGCGTCCGACCCCACCTTCGCCCACCCTGAGGAAGGAAAGTAAGTAGGGTCATACAGGTAACTCATGTAGTCAAGGTGCGGGTAGTCAGGGTTTCCGGAAACGAACACCCGGCTATCGTTTCCCATGCCAAACCATGAGCATATGGAGCATTTCTCGATGTTCGACCGCGCCCCGGCTATCTCCTTGCTGAAGGTTATCTGTACCGTGTCAACCCCATGACTATCCGGGATCGTCGATCCAAAGGTCACGGCGCCCAGCATGCGGTCCACCGTGAAGTCAACGCCCTCGGTTTTCGATACGCCGGACACCAGAGCCGTCACGGGCGCGGCGTCGATGTTGGCTGAGTCCAGGACAAAGACGCTCGCCCCGCCAGCCGGCGCGAGGAACGAGTTTGTCCGCTTTCCGGTAAGCATGTTAAAGTCCTCAAGGTACGTCCCCGCCCCGGTCGCCGGGTACATGCCGATATGCGTTGTCGGGACAAAGCCCTCGACCTCTTTCAGCGTCGTCCCGTCATAGACAAGGTACTCCCTGCCCGTCAGGATAAACAGGCGCTTGGCGTAATAAAAGGACGAGCTCCTGTAATCGTTCACCCCGCTCATAAGCAAGGCCCCGCCGTAAAGGTGAATCTCCGTCCCCGCGTGCACGAGGATCTCGCCAAGGTAGCCATGGATCCCATTCACGCGCCCGTTGTACTTTTTCAAAGTCCTGTAGCCTGGGCGCTTCTCCGGGTTGCCCCCCGCGTCGGATATCATGTTCGGGGCCCACGGCGAGCGGCTTTTGTCCACGAGCGCCGGATCTACGCTAAAATCCACGCCTCTCAGCTTAGAGTACTCAGACTCGTAGATTTTACGTTTCGGTATCGCCCCGACATTGACGGCCCTAACCATATACAACCTCAACTTTCGAGAACCGTATCTTTCCCACTTCCCTTAACGCGGATATAAATCGCTCCCGGTTTATAGCGTAGCGCCAGTCGTCCATGTCGTCCTGGAAGAAGTAGGACGCCACCCCATAAGGTAGCGCCGCCCGGACGATGAAGTCGTCGAAAGCCACGATATCATCCATGCTCACGTAAATAGGCGCGCGCGCGAGTATAGGCAAAGGCGTCGCCGGGTTCGCGTCGTTGAGCGCGAGGCGAATTGAGTTCTCATAGTCAAGAGCCTCCTGAGCGCAAAGGTTCAGGAAGCTTAAAAAGAACACAGCGAAGTCCTGCGCGTTCGCCTCGCTCGTGAACGTGAGCGCGAGCGCCGTCATATATATATCCTTAGCGGTTAATGTCTCGTTGATCATAGGCGAGGGGGCCGAAGCCCCCTATTCACCACCTTAAAAGTGTCGTTAGACTAAGCCGCCTGCGCTATCACGGGCGAGGCGTATTTCCCCGTCGCTGTCGCCACGGCCTTTACCACAGTACCGGTTGAAACCGGAACAGCCGCCGTGTAAGTGAAAGCGTTCTTCGAGTACCGGGGATCGCTGCCGTCAATCGTGTACCTCATGACGCCAGTCCCAGTGATCGTCGCGTTGCCGCCAGCTATCGCGATAGTGGGAGCCGCGCTCACCGCGCTGGTGTCAACCTCCGCGTACACGCCGTCAGCTTTAGCCGCGAGCACGAACGCGTCATAGTAGTAACGACCCTCAAGCAAGCTACCGGATATGCCGGGCGGGTCAGTATGGAACTTAGCCTCAGCTATCTTTGTCGCCTGAATGACAGACTGCGGATAAGTGATCAGGTAGTGGCAGTCAGCGGGCAGGTAAGACCTTGGGACGCGAATGACCATCATGTCCATAATCTCGCCGACCTGGCCTTTAGCCAGCGCCTTTGTCCCCAGCCTCTCAAGCGGCAACATCTCGGGAGCCAGCCGCAAAAACTGGTAAGCGTCAGCCGTGATATACAACACCCTGCCATTAGACGGCACGAGCAGATTTGTCAGCGCCGTCTCAGCCGCGGATATCCTCTCGACAATGTTGCTCTTCGTGAGCGCCGCGGCCCCGGCGATTGTGCCAGCCAGAGTTACCCAGCGGTAAAGCGTGTACTTGTCAATCAGCGGCACGACTTTCTCTTTTTTCTCAAGAGACAGCATTTCGCCCGCTTTCTTGAGCATCTGCTGATCGTTCAGGTTACCCTTATCAATAGTCATCGCGAAGGACTTGTCCTGCGACATGCTCATTTCCTGAACGGTGTCCTGCATTTCCTTGGGATCACCGTAGCGCAGCGTGCCCTCGCGCTTGTAGTCCACAAGATCCTGAGTGAGCGGCGTCATAACGGTCAGGCTCTTTACCCCAGCCCAAGTGAAGTTTTTGTTCGTGTTATTCTGCACGAACGAGGCCGCCGCGAATACCGCGGCTATTTGCTTTTCATACTTGTCAGCTAAATTAATCATCGTTTTTTTCCTTTCATGCTTGTTTTAATCGCGTTAACTCAATAACCCGGCGAGAAAATCATCGGGCGGTTCCTGCCCCGCCGAGCCCGTCAGGCTACCTACAGCCTTATTATTATTTTCTTCCCTCTTCGCGTCCTTCCCGGATTTAGCCCTCAGCTCGGCGAGCTCCACTTCCTGCATCGCCTCGATAGGCGTCATGCCCTGGTTGAGGCTCGCGTAAAACTGGTTAGGCAAAGCTTTGACATCCGCGTTTGGGTACCTCTGGAAAAACCGATTCCACGGCTCAAGCCTCGCCGCCTCGGCGCGCTCGCGCTCCTGGCGAAGCGCCGTCTCGCGGGCCTGCCTGTCCCTCTCCATCGCGGCGTACCGCTCATTAACAGTCTGCGTCGCCTTGAGGGTAGCGAGCTCCTGGATCACCGCCTCGTCAGCGGACGCGCCATACTTCGTGGCTAACTCGCCATACAGTTGAGCCGCCAATTGCTGGGTCATCCGCTGCCGCTCAACGACTTGGTTTTGCTCCGCGGCCAGCGTGAGCTCCTGTAGTAGCTGAGCGGGCGTGACGCCTCTCATAGCCGCCATTTGCTCTAACTGAATCGCCTCAGGCGACTTAAGCGGCGGCGTCGCTATAGCGGGTTGCCGCGAACCAGCCAGTGGCTGTGGCGGTGACTCCCCCTGAGGGTTCGCCTCAGCCGCCTGCCCCGGCTCCACCGCTGACGCGGGCGTAGTAACGCCCTCGGGCCCTGCCGCGCTTGCCGCCGGTTTTTCTTCGACGGCGCTTGCCGCTACCCCTTCCCCTTCCGGGCCCGCGCCCGCCGCGCTCGCGATAGCCGCGTCCGTCGGAGTCGCCATGCCGGATAAAAAATCGTCCAGATTACCTTCCATAATCGATCCTCCTTTTGTTTTTCGCTTAAATTAAAAAACCGCCGGTGGGGTCACCCCCTCAGGCGGTCGCGGCGCTATTTGTGGCGTGGCTGGCGTGGCCGGTTGGGCCGGTTGGGCCCGCGCCGCCGCCTGCCTCGCCTCCAAAGCCGCGATGATTTTTTCCTTGTTCCTTATGTATTTATCAGGGATGCCCTCCAGGTATAGG